AATCGGTCAGGATCTCCTCGGTGGCATAGCTGATGCCGAATAGGCTGTACGCTTCCAGCGAGATCAGTTCGGTCGCGATCCGCGAAGATGTGCCGGTCTGGGTTTCGGGCCGGCGAGTCACCGTCAATCCGCCCGTGACGCTGCTCGCATGGTTCTTGTCCACACGGGCCGGGATCTTAACAATCGGGTTGGTCATCGGAATCGAGGTGGTACGGCCCGCCACTGGGTCGCCGTCGAATCCCGTCTTGAGTAGATCCGGCGAGAAGCCTTCGGGCACCAAGAAGCCGCCGTAGGCGTCGTGTGATCCGGCGAACTCATCGGAGCCCGCGGTCAAGCCCGCGGTGTGTGATGCCGGGACACGAAGCGGTTTCAGCCGGTCGTCGATTTGCTGACCGTGCGACGTGCTGACCGTCAGGACGGCGTTCAAAAACTCGCGAGGCGTCTTGAAGCCCCGCTTGGGATCTTCGGCAGCCGCATCGGTCTGGCGACCGAACCGCAGCGAATCAGCACCAGACAGCCGGCCCTTCATGGCCTTGCCGTCAGCGGTATCATCCGGCTGATCAACCAGCGGGACGGGCGTCGCGGCCAGTCGCTTCTCCCGTTCAATGTCGTTGCGAAGTTTATCGATCTCGGCGAGCTTCGCCTTGTGTTGCGCGTCCAATTCGTCGACTTGCTTCCGCTCGTCATCGGTCAGCCCCCGCTTTTCGGTCTTCGCCAGCTCGAATATTGCCTCCATCTGACTGCGCAGTTCAGCGGCCTCGTTGCTGGCGGTCTGGATTAGTTCCAAAAGGTGGTCCATTGCGGTTCTCCTTAGCGCTTAAAAAAACGGAGCGTGTTCGGTGGCTCCGTGCCGGCTGGACCGCTCTGCGGGTCCGGTCAGCGTGAAGTCAAAGAACACGCTCCGCGTGTGTGGGATTGGATTGTCGGCTGGTGCTAGATCACAGTTCTCCAGGGCGCACAAAAAACGGAACGGGCTCAAGGTCTCAAATCGCCGTGCCGCTCCGCGACGTCAGCAATCGGAAACCATCGAGCACGCTCCGCGTGCAAGAAGGAGGTTGTCCTATACAGGACGTTGTCCTGTACATGAGGAAGTCTAGTAGATGGGGCCGGAGTTGTCAAGAGAAAGATGCACCAGGGGCCGATCCCGCTCACCAGATCGCTCCTCCCGCACGTTGTGAGCAATCGCGACTAAACACTCATCCCGCGGGAAATGCGCTACGGGCGACGCTGGGGAACGCACGAAAAGAAACGGTTTTCAAGGAAAAACAAACCGAAAACCCGCTGTGGTAATTTACGCAAGCTGGCGAGGCTCAAGTCCCATATCCTTCATCCGCTGCAAGCACACTGCTACATATTTGGGCTCGATTTCGATTCCGTAGCAGATCCGGCCAAGCTGCTCCGCACCAACGAACTGTGGCCCACTGCCGGCAAATGGTTCGTAGCAAATCTCACCTTGCTTCAAGTGCTTAACGACAGGTATCGTGAACAGCCCCACCGGTTTTGGCGTCGAGTGGTTGTACTCCTTGCGGTCTGCCTGCGAAACCGACTCAATTTCCCACACGGTCGTCTGTGTGCGTTCTCCGTTGCCCTCGCCATAATCCGGTGGCTGATGGCCCTTCACCCAGCCCATGAAACATGGCTCGTGCTTCCAGTGATACTGACCTCGTGTCAATAAAAGTACAGGCTTCACCCAAATAATCTGCCGGTGTAGCACGACATTTGCTGCTGCTGCTGCTGCTGCTGCAAAAAACCCCTGGGTGAGATGCGCGTGCCAAAGATACCACGCCGCATCTTGCCGCAATGCAATGTTAACCGCGGCCTGGAAAACCTTCTCCAAAAACGACTGCAACTCCTCGTCGCACAGTTCGTCCTTCGCCACCCGTGGCTTCGCCACCCCAGGGTTCGGCCTCTCGTCGTTTGCATAAGCGACGCCATACGGCGGATCGGTATTCATCAGTCCCGCCTTTTGTCCGTCCATCAACCGCTCGACATCTTCTGCATTGGTCGAATCTCCACACAGAATCCGATGCACCCCAGCCTTACCCGGTATCTCCCAGAGTTGGTCTCGTTCAGTTCCCCATTCCTTCTGCAACTCTTCTGCGCGATCAATCTGCGGCTCCACCTCATCGATCTCGCCGTTGCCTGACTCATCGAACGGTTCAAAACTCGCCAGTGCCTCTTCCATCTCTTCTGCCGCAAACCCACAGGCATCGGCGATCGCTTGCGAATGCTCAGCCAGGCTCCCGATATGCTCAGCCACGGCGTTGATGTCCAGTTCGCCAAACTGGGCCGTGCGATTGTCGGCGATCGACAGCGCGAGTCGCCGTGGATCGTCGGGGCCGAGATCCTCGCGGACCACCACGATAAGCTCGTCGCCCTTGGTCCTGATCTGCCGAGTCTTCAGGCCCAGCTCTTGAGCCGCCTTCAGTGTCGCTTCGCCGCCGATCACCTGGCCTGTCTTGTCGACAACGATTGACCGACCGGCGCCCAACTCATCCACCGAATCCAGTACCGCTTCGAGCGAGCGGTCCGAATGACGATTGGTGTTATCCGGATCGAACCGCAGCGACAGGTCTTCCGTCCCTGCTGTACGCTTCGTTGCCGCTTTCTTAGCCATGACTATCCCCCGTCTTCCCTTTCGAACCTGTACCCAGCATATCGAATGATGCCCGCTTCCCGCTCTTCCACCATCTGACGAGCCGCCTCGTCGTAGACGGTCGAGTAGTGCGGATACGGATCGTTGTTGTTGATGCGTGGCAATGTCCGCGGCAGACCTGCACGATCGGCCACGACCCGCCAGTCTTTCTCCATCCGCTCGAACCGGCCGACAAAATCAACCTTGACCTCGCCACCGACGGCTATCGTGTCCCACTGAGACCGCGACAAATGCCCCTTGCCGTGCTGGTACATCTGGGCGAGCCAGGCCGGGAACTCAAGCTGGTGGGCGTTGTAGGCCCGTTGCCGGCGAACCCAGTGGTAGAGGGACGCGATCCGCTCCCACGGGTTGCGGATGAAGGCATAGGAAAAGTACTGAGCAAATTTGGCATCGTCCCCGAAGTACGCCAGAAACTCCGAAACGGGCCGGTGTCCGCCGTGGAAGATGCGCGGATCGACATCCGTAAACAAACTGCGCCGCGATCGGCCCCCGGTTCGCGGAATGTGGATCTCGATGGTGCGAGTAACGTTGCTGATCATAGGGTGCTATCGAAGACTCCCGCTGCCGTCGCGTCGGCCTCCATCGCCATCCGCCGCAGCCGGCCCTCACACTCGGCGCCCAGCTCGGCAATAATCCGCTCGGCATCCGGATTCTCGCCGGGGAACCGAGCTGCCATGTAACGATTGACGAAGCCGGCCAGGTGTTCGTGGGTAAACTGGCGATCCTTACCGGCAAAGGCCGCGTCCAGCATCTCAGTGGCTTTGCGAACGAGCCCGTCAGGCAGCGCCTCGACGCACAGGAGCCCGTCTACCGCGTCCCCGGTGTCCACAATGTCCGACGCATGTAGAGCCGTAGGACGCCACAGGGGCGGCAAGGGGTAGCCCTCGTCGTCCTTGACGAGCGTCCCGTCTTTTTGCAACCGATACTCCTCGTCGTATTCGAGAACCAGCGACGAAGACAGCGCGTCGGAATCCTCTGTGGCCAGCTTCATCACGTAGCCGCCAATATTGCCGCCTGGCGATTCGAACGCCGCATCGGCGATGTGGAGATCTGCGCGGATCAGCTCGATCTCCCGGTCTTCGCCGTCAACACGCTTGGTCATCACATCGCGCCACGGCGAGCGGGCGCGCCCGAGAAAAGAGCCGATTCCGTCGTCGCTTAGGCCGGGATGCCCGAATCGTGATTTGAGCCCCTTGGGGCCGGCTTTGCGCATCAGCGTCTGCACAGCCAGCAGCGACTTCTTGTCGAACTCCCCTCGCTCGGTCTTGAACGTGCCCTCTTGGGCTACGACATAGCCGCGGATGACCTTATAATCTCGGTCGACCTCGACCGGCCGTCCCTGCGCCGCAACACGGAGCCAACCTTCACGAGGAATCGTTACTGCATCGAGTGTATCGGACATGATTATTCTCCTAGCTTGAAATTGTGAAGTTGCTTTCCCGTTTCTTCTGCTCGGCAAGTTGCTCGTCGGTCCAATCTGGTACGGGCCAGAAGTGCTCCAGCATCCACGACAGCGGCTTGACTTGACCGGGCCAGGCGTTGTCTCGCCACATCGTTTGCGAGTAGGCCCGCGCCGCGTTGATCTGCCGTTGCGTGATCTCATACGGCCAGGTTGATTCGCCGTTCGCGGCAAAATTCCCGGTCCGGAACATATGGGCATACCACGTCTTCAGGCTCGTGATCAGCTTGCCGCCAGACAGCCAGCTCTTGCAGGCGATTTCAGTCCCGAATTGCCCCCACGAGCCATGTTCCTCATCCATGCCGCCAAGCTGCCAGTACCGTTCGCGCTCACAGAAGATGCAGGCACCGATGCACGACATCGTCTCAATGAGGTCGCCCTGCGACTGAACTTCCGGGCGCCGCTTGTGTTCCTTCCAGTACTGGAAATGCAGATCGCTATCGAATCGCCAAGACACAGTAAGACGATTGCGCCGGCGCTTCCACACGATCCGCATTTCGAAATGCTCGCCGCCACACTCTTTGCACACGGCCGGCTTCGAGCCCTGGTATCTCCGCTTGCCGCACTGCTCACACACCCAGTCGAAGGCGTGCAGGTTGTACTGGGACGGGATCATTACCCAGTCCGGCTGGCAGTCTTCCATCAAAGCCAGATCGAACCCTTCGGCAACCGAGCAATGGGCATCGAGCTTCATCACGTACTTGGCGTTACTGAGTCGCGCGCCCTGATTCGTAGCCGCTCGTTGCCCCACCGGCTCCGAGTTGTGAATGATCCGAAGGTTCGGCCGGTCGTGAATCACCGGGTCTGGCCAGTACCCGTCAAGCACAAGCAGCACCTCCGTGTTCGCTTTCGCCTTATCCAGCACGTTGTTCGCCGTCTGGGCGGCGAATATCTCGTTTCGTGCCGGGATAATCACGCTCAAGTCCATTCGCGTTACTCCTATTCGTCAACGCCCCAGTACTCAATGCCGCAACGATTGCACACGCCAAGCAACTTCTGGTCCCCCCACGGCAAAAAGTCTACGTCCATCCTCTTCCCGCAGTTACCACAAATCTCTCGACGCTTCGTCGCGACAAACACGAGCAACATCGCGACGATACCGGAAACAACGAAAAACCATATCATCGCCTCTCTCCTGCTAGAACTCGCTTGTGCCACATATTGCGGTTCGTCTTGCGGCTCAAGTCGTGAAACAATCCGTGCGGGTTGAAATCGACGTCACCGCAGAACTGTCCATTCGGGAACATATAGATCATCGGGCGGTGCTCCCACACCTTGCCGCCTGTTCGTCGCATCCACTCCTGCCAGGCTTTCTTGAACAAGCGATCTTCGCCCTGTGGGTACGGTTTTTCTACGAGGTCTTCGCGGTAACCGCCCAGCTCCCAGAAGATGTCACGACGCATGGCGAAGTTATTGGGCAGCGGCTTGATGTCGAGCCCGCGGTCCGCGATCCGTTCGGCCGGCAAACCATACTCCACGAGCACAGCATGATCCTGGGTAAACACACCATCTTTATCCAGCACGGCGAACTGCCGCACAAACTGGATTTTCTGTCCGTCGAACCGGCGAACTGCCTCGATCAACTCGCGCGTCAGAATATGGTCAATGTCGGTCATCAATAGATACTCGCCCGTGGCGCGTCGAGCGCCGGCATTCCGTGCAAGCGCCCATGTCCACGGACGAGTATCGCGCGTAGCGTACAGCGTGAGCGGCACGTCAATTCCGCAATTAGTCAACGGCGGATCACTACCGTCATCGACCAGAATCAACTCTACGTCATCCGGCAAGCCAATACGCTGGAAGTGCAGCAGTTGACGCCGCACAACCTCATGGCTATTCAGCACCGGGATGACGATGGAAACTCTCATTACCAATTACCTGCATAGCGCTCGGGCGCGATGTTGAATACCGGGGTGCCGGCCGCCGTGATGAAGTACAGCGTTTCGATGCGAGCCGGCAACAAGATGCTTTCCCCGGATTTCAGGGCAAGCTTGGGGCTATCGGGAGCATGCGACGCATCGAATGCCGCCGTATCGCCCAGGAAGATCGTGTTGGTAGCGGCGTTACCGTTACTATCTACCGCCAGGTGCGTGACCCGGTATTGATGGTACGGGCACAACCCGACGCTTTCCTGCGTCGTATCGGCCTCCAAAACAGCCATCGTGTCGGCCGTCAACGCATCCGGCATCGATGCCGATGGCGAGCTCGAAGGCGTCGCACTTGGGCTATGTGACGACGACGGAGACGAACTGGGCGACGTCGATGGTGATGCCGAGGGTGAGGTGCTCGGACTCGGCGAAGACGATGGAGTTGCCGACGGTGAGCTACTCGGCGTAGCCGATGGACTCCAAGACGCCGAAGGAGACGTTGACGGAGAACTACTTGGCGTCGCCGATGGACTCCACGATGCCGAAGGTGTTGCACTTGCCGACTCCGATGGCGATGTGCTGGGCGTCGCCGATGGCGTAGACGATGGTGTTGATGACGGTGTTGCCGACGGGCTCCACGATGCCGATGGAGTAGATGACGGGCTCGCCGAAACAGTCGATGACGGGCTTGGGCTGCTGCTCGGCGTTGCCGACGCGGATGCCGACGGGCTCGCCGATTCAGAACTTGACGGCGAGCTGGACGGCGTAGCCGACGCGGATGAACTCGGCGACGCACTCTCCGACGCGGAGGGAGACGTACTGGGCGAAGCAGACTCCGAACTACTCGGACTCTGCGACGAGGATGGCGAGGCCGATTCGGATGCCGAAGGAGACGAACTTGGCGATGCCGACTCCGACGAAGATGGACTCTGACTGCTACTCGGCGTCGAAGACGGCGAGGCCGAGGGAGATTCCGACGGCGAGGCGGATTCCGAACTACTCGGACTGGGCGACGCCGACGGTGTAGAACTCGGTGTTGCCGACGGAGATGCCGACTCAGATGCCGATACACTCGATGACGGCGACGTTGACGGACTAGCCGACGGTGAGCTTGACGGCGTGGCTGACGGTGAGGCCGAAGGAGTTGACGACGGCGATGAACTGGGCGTAGCCGACGGGCTCCAAGACGACGATGGCGACGAACTCGGCGAAGCGGACGGCGATGCCGACTCGGAACTGCTTGGGCTCGGTGATGAGCTTGGCGTTGCCGACGGTGAGGCCGATGGCGTAGCGCTCGGGCTCCAGGAGGACGAAGGCGACGACGAGGGGGACGATGACGGTGAGGATGCCATTTGATCTCTCCTTATACAGCAGGCTCGAAGCGGTACGACAGCGCCGCGATCTCGACGGCGTATCGATCCGCGACAGCCTGGCGGGTCTTTTGGTTGTAGTACTCCGCATACGGTCTATGGCTAGACCGATTGCGGTGAGGTAGCTGGCCGGATACCCCCAATACCGAAGCCAGCACAGCCCATTCTTCTTGCAGGTTCTCAAACCGGAGAACGTGCATACTGGAAATCTGTTTGCCGTCGAGCATGAACGATCGCGCCTGCGGCGCCGTAAAGTGATCTGTCAAGTCCAGGTTCTCGATCCACGCAGGGAAGTCCAAACCTTGTGGCAAATCACCGCGCTGCCGCAGGAAGTGAAACACCGATACCATCCGATCCCACGGGTTGCGGACCACCGTGAACCACACCACGTCATCGATTCGCGGCACGATCACTTGGCGCCACACACGTTCCCAATTCCGTGACCCCCTGTGGTGCATGATCACTCGGTGCGACAACACGCCGTCCGTGATGCTGGTCGATGCCGTCTTGGCGTTCATGACGCACGCCCACTGGCCCAGTACATCGAGTTGCGGTCGCAGTGAATACAGATGGTCAATCGTGTCGTCGCTCATCATGCCCGCTCTACCCCCCGCATCCAAAACGCCGTAGGTTCGTAGTCTCGCGTCACGTACCAAGGATCGATCATGTGTGATTGCGTGTAGCCGTCGACCGCCGCCATGACACCACACAGCCGGCAGGTGATGTAGTCGTGGATCAGCACGAGTCCGCCCTTGCGGACCTTGGGGATGTAGTTCAGCATGTCGCGGATGCAGAAATCGAACTCGTGGTTCCCGTCGATGTTGATGAAGTCGACCGACTCGTCTGCGAACAAATGCACTGCACTGTCGCTTGTCTGCCGCACCAGCGTGACGCCCAGCGGAGCCAAGTTGTCGACGGCATCGGCATAGATTTTGTCTTGTCGCTTCTGGCTGATTCCGTGGTAGGCCATGTACGGATCAATGCAGTGCAGTTCCAAGCCCGGAATCGCTTGGCACCAGATCCGCGCAGACTGCCCGTACCGCGTGCCGATCTCGATGCCATGTTTGAATCCCAGTTCAGCCATGACTTGCGCGATGGCCTGCCTACCGCGCTCTCGACCAGCCCTGGCGGTCCGAAGATACGGCAGGTTGTCCGCCCCTCCGTTCCAGCGAAAATACTTCTTCATCAACTCATGCGGGATCTGCGGTCGTCGCGCCATCCTGTTCCTCCCGAATACCCTGGTTGTAGATTTCCGTGATATCTGCGGCCTTGCCCCAATGTGGGATCTCGTAGGCCCGCATTTCACCGTGGGCACGTTTCAGCGTCGGGTGTCCGATGTACGTTGGCGATAGACCCTGGGGATGGGCCAGGTTAACGATCGGCTTGCGGGCGTAGAACTCCACCGCCTTGCGGCGAGTTACCCGCAGCCGACGTTCCACGTCGGGTCGACCGATCTCACCAGCGCGCTTCTCTAGGTCCGGCGTGGCTTCCGGGTGTAGGTGCATCCGTTCCGCCAACGCATCGACCACCAACTCGCGCGGGCCGATCATGGTGAAATTGCCGCGCTTTCGAATCATCGAGAACATCGGGCGCTCTTGCCACGAGAACACCGACCAGCGGGCCATGTCATAAGCCACCTCGTCAGACCGTGGCCGAAAGTCCCTGAAGTGCTCCTTGGTATACAGCGTGTCGTCTTCTGCGACCGCGATAAACGGCGTTCGAGCTTCGCACACGCCGTTGTAGAGCTGCACGTAGACGTTCCAGGCGGAAAACGGTTCTTGTTGCCTCAGATACTTGGTGTCTTTGCGCCCCCAGTCCATCTCGTTGGCCGAGATGACAACCATCGGTCGATCACCAATGGCGCGTAACAGATGCTCGCGGTGGAATTCAACCCACCGCTGCGGCATCTTATTCGTCGTCAGGTAGATGATCGTCAGGTCAGGCATCACTTGGCTCTGTTGGCAAGTTTGGACGTCGGGATGGCCAGCCCCGCACGCATTGGGATACGCGGTGTTCCAGTTGGTCGGATTGACACTCGGCCGCTTCCATGAGTTCGGCTTTCGATGTTTCGATGTGCGCTCGAATCATCGTGATCACGGATTCCTCGGCAGTTAGCGTCGCTTGCGGATTCGCGGCAAACCATGCCGCTACCGGCTTGTCGAGCGCCGCCAGGAGCCGCTCCGCATGGGCCTCGTACAGCTTGTCGATTCGGGATAAGAAATCCTCTGGGTGCTTGCTTGCCCGGCGAGCCGCGTCCGCCTCGGTGCGAATCATGAGACCGTACACGTCCTCAACCACCGCCCAGGTGGCGGCAAGCACTTCGGTATTGTTCGGCGTCGGCTCGACTGTAAGTGTTTCCACGGTCGTAGTTGGCTGTGGCTCTTGCTGGGCGAGCGAATCGGCCACGGCCGCCAGTTGCGACGTCGCCAGCCTGGCGGTCTGTTGAGCACCGTTGATCAGCTCGGCCGGCAAGGACAGCCGCTCCGCAATCAACTTGAGCACATCGGCGTTCTGCTGGGCCGGCTGCTGCGTTTGTTGCTTCGGCGGATCTTCCCCGATCTGCTGCAACGTCGTGTGGTTGATCGGCGCCAGTCGCTTGTCGCCCTCCGGTCCGATCGGGTTTCGATCCTCAAGTTCGAGGATGTCATTGACAGAGAACACGCCGGCATTCCGCATCGCCGTATAGAACTCGGCTCGCGCCTTGGTGTCGCCGCGGAGCAATGCGTTAACGTTGTGCTTGGCGTACAGGCCCGCGCGCCTCTCTTGCGGCGTGAGCAACTTTCGCTCTACCGTTTCCTCCCAGAGCTTGATCCACGGCATCAGCGAATAGACGACAAACGACATCCCCTGCCATTCGATGTTGTTGTCTGTCATCCGCAAGAGATGCTGGACCATGTGCGGAGGAACCCCGTACCAGCGGCATAATTCCTCAACGTTGCCCTGGCGGGTTTCAATATACTGCTGATCGTCGGCGTTGAAACTCAACAGCTCCAGGTCCGCACCGTCCGGCAGCATGGCAGGCTTACCCGCTCGCGTCACGCCGCCGAATCGTTCCTGCCAGGTGTTTCGGTAGTATTCCCGCGCATCGTCGTTTTTGAACTTACCGCCCTTGATCACCACATCAGGACGAGCCATGTTGCCGAAGCGGCTCGCCCCCTCGCGCTCGACCGCCAGACCAAAGCCGATCGTCTCCCTCGCTGCCCTGATAACGCCTTTGCCGATGATCCCGTCCGCGCTCATCATGCTGGGAATGTGGAGCATGTCCGCATCCCAGATGTTTGTCTTCGTCAGATCCTCGTTATTGATCTCCCAGAACAGCCTATTCGTCG